ACTTCATAATCGTGTCAATGTTTGTTTTTATGGTAGTTGCGGAAAGATTGACATTGTTTAGATTATCTTTACCAGATAAAGCACCAATTAAACCATTGATAAATCCTTGAGCATTTTGTAAACCAACGGCTGATAGAACACTTATTGTTGATTTGATTTTATCTACAACCAACTGCGTAGCGGGTCCAACTGTTTCCTTGGACTGGCGTTCAAACTCTCCAACAAGTGAGTTAATTAAATCGCTTGCGTTGGTTAATCCTGTGTCTCCAAGAACTCCCATAATTGCACTTATGTTAGAAACAATATCCTTCATCGTAGCGTCAATTAGTTCAACACCAAGTTCCGCACCATCGCGGAATGCGGTCGTCATTGCTATTGCCTGTGCGTACATTTTGTCTGAGGCAGCGACACCAAACTGGTCTGATACAACGCCTATTTGACTGTACAGAGAGTTGATTTCAGCAATTTGCCCCGCATTTGCCGTTGCGAGTGCGGTAACTGCCTGACCTGCCGCTTCTGGACCCGCTTCTAATAGTTGGCGAACATAATCTCGATTTAATCCTGATGCTAATAATTTGTTAGCGTTGGAAGCAAAGTCCGCGATGGTTTTTAGTCTTTGCTTAAGTTGCTCTGTGATTGTATCAACACCGCTTGTTGATTTCTTTAGTTGTGTTATGACTAGTCCAGTGGCGGTTTTAATAACAGTATATGTTGCCTTCGCATCTGTTTTGGCAAGGTCAGCGATAGCAGTAGCAAAGGATTTAAGTGAACTGGTTAGGCTGGCACTAAATTGTTTTTGGTCACCAATTAGGTCATCGAGTCTTCCTTGTGCTGCTTCAAGGACTTTTATTGCTTTTACTCTTGCTCGAGCCGCGTCAATTAAGCCGTTTGTTTGAGCATATAAATAAGCCTTAACCGCATCACGCGCTCCTGGGGCTAACTCTGTAAATCTTTGATTGACTATTTCAACCAACTTGTCATACATTCCAATAATTGAATCAACTGTTGCTTCTGCTCCACTGAGTGCTTTTTTGACTTCGCTTGTTTCACCAAATGGTGTAGCAAGTAGTTCGCCAATCTTTTTCATAGCACTTGCGCGTTCCTCTAGTGCTTTTTCAAGGTCTTTTGTTGCTTCATCTAATTCATCGCTTTTTGCTTTTATGAGGTCGGCAACTGCCGCTAAGTCCTCAGTCATTGCTTGGACATCTTTTTTAACCTTATCAAAAGCACCACGGAGATTAGCGAGAGCGGAACCAGAGAGCATTTTACCCTTTGCCTCAAACACAGCGTTAAGATTATCGAGCGCATTTGCTACTGCGTCTCTCGCAGCATCCGCACCCTTTTCAAATGACTTAGCAAAATCAGAAGATAAATAGGTGTTGTATTTTTCAACCGCTTCTTCAAGATTTCTTTTCATTTCAGCAAGTTTTTTAGCGGCTGCTTCTGCCTTCTTTGCTGCCGCTGCTAATGCTTTGGCTTGTTTATCACTTATCGTTATTTTGTCTGACCTTCCAAGTGAAGCCAAGTCAAGAGGCGTGTCCGCCGCCTTCTTAATCTTTGGTCCTTCAACTTCTTTTTTATTTAAGCCGTCTAGGTTCTTTGTAAAGCCTTCCACTTTCCCAGCAGCATTATCAAAGAATTTGCCAACCCCTTTAGTCATAGTTGTTAGCCCGTCATATGCTTTTTTAGCATCTGGACTAATAAATGAAAGAAGTTTTAAGAATAACTTCATTGGACCAGTAACAATATTTACAATCGCTTCAGCAAATACTCCAACAACTCTTATGATAAACCCAATCGCCATAAGTCCTGCTTTACCAACAGTAATCATCATTTTTCTGAAAGTGTCAGATTTTTTCCATAACATAGCAAAGCCAACAATGAGTAAAGTTGCTGCTGAAATAATCAAACCGATTGGGTTAAGTCTCATCACAAGGTTCAACATCTTAAAACCTTTAGTGAGCATTTTTATTGACTTGCCCTTTAATGCTGCAATAACAATAAATGCCTTGTGAACAGCATTAACCACTTTAACTTGAATAATGTAAGCCGCCATAGCCGCCGCTACCGCAACAACCGCGCCGACTAACACTTGAAACGCAGCAGCATTTTTTGTAATAAATCTTCCGATTGCGCCAAGAACCTTAATCAACCCAATAACCGCGCCGATGGCTAATTTAATTGCGGGAACAATTAAGCCTGTGAAGACTGGTTCAAACACTGTAACTATCGCTTTGCCAAAGTCGAATAAATTCTTTAATAGACCTCCAATGAAATTAGCGAAGTCTTGAACTGATTTTCCATCAGCAAATTTGGCTTGTAACTCTGTAAGTGCTGGAGTCAACAGTGTGCTTAAACCGCCAGTAACAGAGCCAATGATTGGAAGAAGCGCATTTCCAAGTGCTTCTTTTGTGTCGTTAATTGAGTTTGTAAACTTTCTTTGCGCAATAGCAGCGGGTCCACCAGCAGTTGCAGCAAAATCCCTATAAGTAAAATTAAGCACATCAACAATCGCTGCTGCTCTTTCGCTTTCTGTTCCAGACGCAATCATTTTCTTGGTATTAGCATCAAGCACGAAGCCCTGTTTAGTAAGTGCTCCAAAGTTTCCGTTAATTGCTTGGGCGAGACCTGTTGTCATCATGCGGAACTCGTCTGCTCCCGCTGCCGCACCCTTTTCCGCAACGACATAATCTAAAATTGTGGGCGTAAGTTTAGCGATGGTACTTCCGTGTAAATCAAATGTTGCCAACTGGGATTGAACAACTGTTACATTCTCTTTTGATATACCAGTTAAGTCCTCAAGTGCCTTTCCTTGCTGAAAAAGAACTTGTATCTGTGCTTCGGTTGCACCATTAGTGTTTAACAGAAGTTTGCGAAGTCTGTTTTGTGCCGCACCAGCGGTTTGTGCTGCCTGAACTGAGTCGCGACCTAATTTGATAGCAAATGCAGCGGCAGCGGTAGCCGCAACGCCAAACCCTACTTTTAATTTTTTACTTAAAATCCCAGCAGTATTATCAGCAGATTTGCCGACATTATCTGTCGCCTTGGAAGCATCAGACATAGCCTTTGAGAATTGAGCAGTATCCGCTTTTAAGCGAACCAACGCATCTACAACTGCCATCTAATTTTACTTCCTTCTTCTAGCCTCTTGTTCCTGCTCCCATATCCGCAACCGCTCAAGCGATTCCCACTCTGATAATTCTTCAGCAGAGATAGGGCGAAAGGCTGGACTGCCGTAAAGTAACTCTGCGACAGTCCTGCCCAAACGCTCTGCTAGTTCGAAGACGAACCTTCGATAGCCGTTGCGGAGGAATCTTTTCCCGCCTCATCAGCCGAGTCCTGTGTAAATCCAGACAACCTCATACCAACTTGCGCAAGGCGGTCTAACGCCACAGCGGATTTGGAAAGGAGAGTATCGCGGTCAGAAGGCTTGAAAATCTGTTCGCCAGTTTCATTATCAAACGATGTAGCAATAACAATCTCTGGATAAACAAACTGGAGGTTAATTCCACCTTGTTGGTCCACTGCTTTGTCCATGATACGAGTACGCTCTGCGCCTGTCATACCTCGAACATCTACTGTTACTCCCCATTCAGGGACTTTTACTTTCTCGCTTGGGATATCTTCTGCTGCGAGGATTTGGTCTCTTAAGGACACGATATTCTCCTTCTGGTCTCTTGGACTCGGTTGTTGGATTTATTTAGTTGTTATGCGTAAGCACCACGGGTTACTGCGCCCGTGATTTGGAACTCTGCTGAGAAGGAAACAATGTCGCCTACTCCTGCTGATGTTTCGTATGAAGTCAAGAAAGCCTCGCCTGTGTACTTTGTGTAAGTAGCAGTTGAACCTTCAGGACCATATTCAAATGATACTGAGTCAGTCTTTCCTACAATAGCAGCCAAGTGCGCATCTACTGTTGCGTCAAATGAACCTTCAACGCTGATAGTTGCGCCCGTGAAGCCAATTACATATGAGCGGTCAGACGAACCAAAAGAGGTTGTCTCTAAAGTTTCTGCTTCGCGTGGAAATGAAACAGAGTTGAGGGTATTGCTAATGTCGGTAAGTGTGCCAGCGTTGTTGTCTACCTTGAATACGGCGGCTTTACCATGTCTGAATGTTGGCATTTTATTATCTCCTTGAAAACGCGACGCTACGGGTTATAGCGCCTGTGCCTGTTGCGATTGTAGTTCTTGTTCTTAGATAGCGATTTACTGTCGTACCTGAAGCAACTTCAGTTCTTTCTGAATCCAGTCCATTGAGTGCTACTGTTCCAAATACAACTAAATCAGCCCATGTTGAGTTATCGGCTGAGTGTTGTACTGCGATTACAGTAGTCGCTGACCTAGCGTTCGCTGTTACATGAAGGTGCGCCACTCCACCATTAGCAGATGAAGCAGCATTATCAACACTTGCGGTGTTGGTTGTAGCAGATACGGCAGTTTGACAAATTAACCAAACACCC